GATATCCTGCGCACCTTCGTATTTGTGAGCAGCGATCAGTACTTGTGCTTCTGGTACAAACATAGTGTACCATAATAGGTATCCTGTTGCACAGGTAGTTTTGCCCATCTGTCGAGGTAGCATAGCGATACATTGCTTGTTATCATGATAAGCAGTGATCAATCTTTCTTGATATTCATATGGCTCAAAGGCGATAGCACCACGAACTGGATGTTGAATTTTTAAAAAGTTTTTACAGAAATATAATGGTCCTGTCACAGGATCCATGCACTTTTCAAGATGCTTAACTTCCTCAAGTGTATAACGTTGAGGAGCATGGGCTTTTTTAATTAATACACCGTCTAATGATTTTGCCATACAGTTATTTACTGAAAAAAATAGGGCCTTTCGGCCCTATTTGATATTTTTTAATATTAGTTAAATGACAGACCAGTTAAAGTACTATTAGTTATAGTTACAGTACCGCTTCCGCCTAGTTCTGCAAGAATATCTGCTTCGACTGCATCATAAGATGCATCTGCACTGGCTTCAGTAGTGCCGGATCCTTGATTAGCACCATTAAAGGTATTATTAAGATTAATCAATGCAATAAATTGATTAGCACCGGATGCTGTCGGAACCCCAACATAATATATTTCACCTAACTGTTGAAGACCCTTAACAGCTTTTGATAAATTGCTGTTTGCTGCTGCGGGGGTTGTTGTAAAATTATAAGCAGAGGAAATAACCTTGATTGCCTGTAATTGAGGTGTTCCGAATCTTGTGTATGGGCCGACACCGCTGGCCCCGTCTCCTAAAATTTTTCTTGCATTTCCTCCTACAGTCGCATAATCTCCACTAAGTCCTGTAGATGTAGTATATAAGTCTGCCATTATTGCGCTCCTTTAGCTTCTGCCAATCTCTGTAATAATTCTGCACGAATCTGACTACGGAGATCGCTGCTTTCAAACTTTTTCTTCTGCATTGGATTATCGCCGTCTGAAACTTTTGGAAAAGTATCTTTAGGACGATTCATACCTCCGGCCAATTTGTTATTCATATAATCGACGTCTTTTTCTTCTTCGTCTGGCTCATTGGCGTAGGCTTCTTCTTTGTCTTTTTTCTTTTCCATGTCATGATCGTCCATGTCATGATCGCCGTCGCTGTCACGGTCTAATCCTTTGATTTCTGGACCTTCGTCGCCGTCAGGTTCCATATGATCTTTCTCGCCGCCTGGCATATCGTTATTGTCGGCGTCCATGTCCGGTAACATTTTTAATGGAGGCATACTAGGTTTGATGCTCATAATGCTTGGCTCTATACCTAATGTAGGCATAGGCTCTTTCGGACCCATCATGTCAGGATTGACCTTCTGGAACAGCTTCATCATATCTTCGATGTTGTCCAAACCTTGTGCATTAATGTTGACGCTCATACTAGGGGGAGGAACATCTGGTTTAGGTGGTACAGTACTTAATGGGGGAGACATTGGTGAATCCATGCCACATCCTCCCTCGATTGCGGGCTGATCTAGCTCACGCATCTTCATCATTAGTTGGTTGAAATCCATTTAATTAACTCCCCACGGCGCTCTTGGCGCCTGCTTTATCTGTTTTTATTTTGGGAGCTGAACCTAAAACGTCTGGTTTTCCTTTATCGTGTCCCAATTCTTTTTTTCTTGCCTTAGATGATTTTTCTAAATCTTTGAGAAAACTTTTATTAAAATCATCACCAAAATAATCTTTGTGTTTAATTTTACCTGCTTCACTGTAAGCTGAGTCTTGTAGTAAAGATTCACCACTGGGTTCTTCGGCCGCCTGAACTTGCTCTACTTCTGTAGGTTCACCGGCACCTCTAATTCTAAAACAAGAAGGACTCATCCCCATTTCTTTCAGTTCGCTTTCGATTTCAGGACCAGTTATCGGATATTCACAGACGACGTTAAATATTCGAACTTCGACATTTTTCATTTCTGGAAAATCTAAAGGAAGGCTCTGGATCGGAGTTTTACCTGCTTCTTCGAGAGTTTTTATTCCGCAGCGATCTAATCTATTTTTTAAATTCTCTCTGAAATCTTCAGGTAGATCCCCAGCAACTTTAATTTTAAAGCTGTAGAGTTTTTTGTTTTCAGCAAGATATTCTTTGAACGTTTTCATCATAGTAGTATTTAGTTCTTTTGACCCAATTTCTTAAGGAGCTCGTTACGATCAGTAATTACATAACCTTGACCGTTGATCACATCGTTTGGATCCTCGTTGTTATCTTTGTCAATTTTGTATTTTTTTAATTGTAGGTCTATGGCTTTGAGTTTCTTGTCTATCTTTGCATTTTTAGCATCGATAGCATTTTTCATCATAGTACCGGCTACTTCAAAAATACGACCTGCATAGCGAACTTCCACATTCATACCTAAATCCATGAGATCGTCGTAGGCTTGCTCTGATTTGCTCGCTAAATTATCTAATTCGGAATCGTCTAGATCGTTCAACTCTTGTATTTGAGGTAAACTTTTTGTGATTTCTTGAACTGCTTGATAGCTGTCATCTAAAGTTTTTACTTCTTCGTGTTCTTTTTTTTCAACAGAAGTTTTAGGCTTTTTAGATTCTACACCTTGTTCTAAATTAAAAAGTTCTTCTAGTTTCTTAGTCATACTGTACTTATCTGTGTTTTCCGCCATTATAGAAAATATCGTCTTCATTGATTATGCGAAATTTTATGCCTTGTTGTTTACACCATGCACTGGCAGCTTCCCATTTTGCCATATTTTTTACATATTGCTCTTGATTATAGAGACTCTTACCTACTTTTTCCAAAATCATTTGATTGCTAGGTTTTACTTCTACTAGTTCAGCATGCTTTTTTCCTGTGCGATCTTTATAAACTATGAAAAAATCCGGAACATATATCGTATGTCGGCCGGTTAACGGATCTCTATAGGGAATCTGCACACTTTCGCTGGCCCAGTTTTCTACTCCGGGATGTTCGTCGAGCATTCTCATAAAAACGAATTCCCAGCTACTTCTTGCTAACGGAGTTTTTTTTCCGACATATTTTGTCGGGTTTTTCATTTCAAAACGACCTTGTGCGAATTTTGCCATTATACTGAAATGTTTCTGGTTTGATTTGCTTTACTGATCTCGACTACACGAAATCCTAGAGTAGACGTGGAAGGTCGATTATTGTTTAGAATCTCTCCTACCAATGCACTTAATTCCAATGAAGATAATTTTTTAACGGTATCTAGGATAGTAAAGATAGGAGTACCGTCTAATTTCGCCTGTTTAAGTAGTGTTGAGGAAACGACTATAGCTGCATCTCTATCGAAGCCTGCGGCCTGAAAAAACCCAATGCTAGCTTCTACATCGTTAGCAGGAAATTCTAAAGGAAATTGACCGTATACATCAAAAAATAATTTCGATGCTGCTGCGCTGTCTTCTATATTTTTTAACGGTAAGTTAGTTGCCATTTGATTATTCTGTAGGAATTATTTTTTTAGCTGATGCTATTGTTGTCTGTGAAGGAGGTGTGTTCTTGGGAAATACAGCACCAATTAACCCACCCACGGTATTAACTGCACCTCTAACCGCTGCAGGACTGCTGATAATATTAATCACTTCGCCCTTAATACCATCTTTAGAAAGATTTTTAAAGTTTTTGTACGTGTTCACAGTTTTGATAGCGGTACCAATAAAACCACCAAAACTGCCAAAAGCTGTTCCATCTGAAACATCTCCGAAAATACTTTCTAATCCATCCAGTACACCGCCATCTCCAAACAAGTTTGCCACTCCGCCTCCTTGAACACTTAGTGGACTAGGTACCGTGTCGTAATGTAAAGTGGCAAATCCTTTGGGATTATTGAAACTGACTTGACCTGCGCTGTATTGGACAGCTTCGTATTCGATAGTCATTTGATTTTCTAACGTATCGTTTGCAGAGTTGTCTAGATTACCATGGCTCCAAGATTTTATTCTAGGATTAATAAGAGTATATCCGAGATATCTTCTCCGGCTCATTGTGTAGATGCTGATGCTCTTAAACATGTCGACAGTTTTGTTATTATCCATTCCATATCGAAAATTATCTAATGCATCAATTTTCGCCTGTCGATATTTTGTATCTGAATATGCTTGGGTGGGATTATGTCTATCTCTGAAATAAGTTCCGTAATATATTGCCCATAAGGCATTCATCACTCCGGCATTGTCGTCGTGAAATGTCATGTTTATAGGATCATAATTGATCATTTTATAAATCAATTTTTTTCTGTTATATTGATTTTTCACTACAGAATCAATATTAAACTTTGGCAAGTCTGTGGTTTTTATAAGATATCCAACTTCGCTGGCATGTTGCCTATTCGTAAACAATGTCGCTCCGTGAGATGTAGGATCTATCTCAAAACGAACATAGTACATAAATCTTGTTCGTGGAGATAATCTATAGGTATCATCTACATATAGTCTCGTAGCATGCTGAAAGTTGCCCATTACCCCCTTGGGGTTAGTGAGACCTTGACCTACTTGTTTAAGAAATCTTGTGAATTTATTTGCCATACAAATATTTAGTCATAAAAAAACCCGGTAAAAACCGGGTTTCTTTTGAATAATAAAAATTATTCGTTGAACGCACCTTGTCCAGTTGTGGACTCGCCGAGTGTTCTTCCTACAGAAGTTCCAATACCAACTGTGCCAGTTGAATGTATAGCATTGTCATAGGCTATAGTCAACGCCACGGTCGCATGTTCATTGGTACCGTAGGCTAGTTCGCCATAGTTGGCACCCTGTACGTAGCAACCATAAAGTTCAAAAGTTTCTAGTACCTGAGGCTCTAAAGCACCGTTACCGCCATCTAGTATTTCGATTCTAGCTGTAAATTTATAATCGATACCAGAACGTGCAGAAGCCTGCTCCATGAAATCGAATTGTTTCTGGATCTGTTGACCTACAAGTTTTGTAACATTACCGCTAGCATCATCACGCAATGTAAGTGTGATATTTTCCCAGGTATATCTTCCAGCTAGTTTTACCTTTGAGTTATAGATATCAAGAGTCATTTCTTCAAAGCTCACATTAGGTCTAGTTACATCCTGTACCTGCTTAGTGAGTTCTGTACTGGCTTCAACTCCAAAGCCCAATAGAATCACTCTAAATCGATATTTTAACTTGGGCATTAGCAGAGCCTGGTTAGAACCAGGACCTGCTGATTGTACCGAATAATTATTAAGTGAAGTAATAGCCATTTTTAAATTTCTCCTGTGTTCTTGACACGCAGCGGAATGTAGATAAATTCAACTGCTTTAACAGGCTCGATAGCAATGTCTACGTATAGTTCATTTCTATCGATTCTGCTAGGTGTATTGTTTGACTCGTCGCAGACCACAGCAAAGTCATAGATAGCTCTTAATGCTACCAATTCAAGTAGCAAGCTCTCTACTGCACCTTTGATTTCGTCTCTAGTGATCTTATCGTTTGGTTCAAAGATGTACGGACGAGCTAGTTTGTTAAGCTGGCTGCGTAGATAAACAATCAAACGTGCCACGTTGATTCTATCTAATGCACTTGCATTTCTTGCTCTGGTCTTTTGTCCAAACGCTACTAAACCTACTCCAACGAAGAACGGTATTGGATTAACTTTAAGATCATATAGAACATCTCTAGTTCCTTCATTAACCGCTACTGTTTGGAATTCACCGGTGCTCGCATCAATATATCCTACTGATGTTGCGTTAGTGATACCGCCTCGTCTTGTACCTGCTGGAGCGAACCATGGATAGCTGACTTGATCGCTTAGAGCGATAGTTCTCAGCATCATGTGGCTGGCCGGAACAACTACATTATTTCCTGACAAGTCAGTTGTAAATCCGTTCGGATAGTAAACTGCGCAGTATTCATCATAGCTGACAATGCCTTCATCACCGTTGTCGGTTACCAATTCTGCGTTAGTACCCCAATTGACCAATGTAGTAGCATCGCTTCTTAATCTCAATGGTGTATCACCAATTACGAATGCTGTTAGTCCACGATCAATGTTGAGATTGATCAAATTGCTTAGGCATTCTGGGTATCCGGGAGCAGCGATGATATTAAAGTTTCTACGCTCTTCGTCGCGGATCTGTTCGCTGGTATCGATCACAGATTTCATAGCTGAAACCACTACCTTGCGCTGAGCTTTGCGACCGAAGCTACCAGAACCATCTTCGTTGTTAGCAGATGCTGTTACCCAGCGATCGGTAGCATAGCTGCTCATGCTTTCACCGTTGAATCTATCATTGTCTAGTGTTGTGTCAATGTAGCTGTTCGCATATCTCTTAACATTGCCGCCGCTTCTGCGAAGATTCCATAGTAACATACCTTTTGGATATAGATCTGGATCTGGTGCATCTGGGTCTAGATAATTGCTGGTTAATAGATCAGCGATATCAGCCGCGGTGTTTCCTGTGGCTCCGCTTAGACCGTATCTAGCATCAGCAAATAATACTCCATCTTCTGTCGTTTGGTCGGCCTTATCTAAAAGCACCCATTCTAAACTGCTGCCATTCCAACGATAGATAGTTGGGAAGTTTTCTAGATCAGCGGTACTGATCCACAAGTCACCATCTACCAAGGCTGTTGCGTCGCTTTGTGTTGTTGGCCGGCTAGCTGTAACCTGCGGACCGTTAGGATCAGTGTCGGCATATGCTGCATTAAAATTCTGATATCCTACCCATGTAGTTCCATTGTGAATCATGATATCAACTTCGCCAAACGCAGGATTATACCACAATTGACCATCTGTTGGTTCGTTGAGTGGGGCGTCTCCCGAAGCTACGAACTCTGATGCAGCCAACGGAATCCAGTTAGAAGCAATATAATCTTCAGCTGCACCAGTCGGAGCTGCATAAAAATTAGCAGTACCAGAACCGGAATATGGATTATAACCTGTACCAAAAATATTAGCTATGGGTGTATTAGTTCCATCTGTAAATCTAATTTCTCCGCCAAGTCTGTGAATGATAGTTACTTTTCCACTGGCTGCGTCGAACGAAGCTTCCACATTTATCAAACCTGCTGCATTTATAGCTGCTGCAATAGCATTTCCACTAGCAGAAGCTGTGGCTGTGCCTGTAAACGAAATCGTTGCTGCTGAACTCAATGACAGAGATCCTAGCAGTGATTCGCTGATAGTAAAATCATAACTTGTAGCATTAACAACATTGCTTGTGGAGATAGCTGCCGATGTTACGGATGTAGAACCTGTCGATGCTCTTCTCCATACTCTATACTGAGCTTCTCCTAATGTTGCGTCTCTACCTTCAATGTCATCGGGCGATGTGTAGCTGTAATCTTCTGTGCTGTTGTATTGTACGAATACGGTATCAACAGGTAAATTAGCTCCACCGCCTGCACGATCCAAATAATAAAGTGCAGAGTGCTTCGAAGCATATAATGGAGCGTCATACGCTGTCCATGTTTTTAGTGCAGAATCCCAACGGCTTATTCTCCATCGAGCACCGTTGTTTGGTTCAGTGGTCTTGATCCATACAGAACCGGTTGGATATCCTTGAACTGTTGTGGGATTATCTGTTCTTTTGTAAGCTGGAACCTGTGTATGAGGACTCTGAGTCAGTCTAGGTTGTAGATAAGTTCCAGCAGTGATACCCAAATTAGTTAGAACTGTTCCTGTGCCTGCGGCAATTACGATAGCACCGCTTAGTGAGGAATCTCCAGCAGTTGATGTAGATCCATCTGAATAGATATACAATCTATCATTGGCTACTTTTGCACTGATTCCTTGTGTACCAGATAATAGGTTGATGTCATCTACTAGATTTTGTATTCTAGCTGGCACAGTAGCACCGGAGATAGTAATGGTGTTCCCGTTGATAAGGAATGTATCACTCGATGTTAGTGTGCTAATAGAAACACTGCCGCTTACAGTAGGGTGGCTAGCTGCCCAGTCTGGACTTCCTACCAACACCCATTGTCCCGCGACAACTCCCGCTCCTTGATTTCCTGCAGATTTATAATATATTTTTGCAGATTCTTTAGATACGCTACCTGTTTCAAAAACAACAGCATAGTCACCTATAGATCCCACAGATGTTCTAGGAACATTATTGTCTAGTTTAGAACTATCGTCATCTGTAAACACTAATGGAGTTTTAGCAGCAAATTTTTGACCGCCCACTGTAGATAAAGAGGCACTGCTCCATTCTTGGATACCCCATGTAGTGGATTGTGTGTTGACCCACCATTGTCCATCATTGGGTTCTGCTCCCGGAGCTGCTGTTGACCCTTCTAATTCATTTAAATTAACGTCAGCACGTACCATGAAGACCGAATTCGATACACCTAGCAAGCTGTAGGCTGCTAAAAGACCGTATTCATTTCTTTCACCGCCGTGAACAGGACTGCCGCTTGCAGTCCTTTCAAAAAATGGAACCCCGAATAGATCGACTAGATCTTTCTGGCTTGTTAGCCTGTATGCCACACCGGCATTGGCTTTGGTTGTTGCAGCGGCTGTTCCTGTGCCGGCCGCATTTGATTTATCTTGCGCAGTAGCTACTACGATAAGAGGAGTAGTGCCAGGCTCTGCTGGTGTATAAAAACTCTCGTCAATTACCGTAACTTGTACGCCTGGGGATACTAGTGCCATACCTTATTCTCCTGGTAATAGTTGCTCATATTATTTAGCGGTAGTTAATAAATTTGGGCGGTTAAGACCTAGAGAAAAGGGCAGAAAAAGGGCGGTTATAAATATCTATATGCGCCCTTTATGTAAAACTTGTGGAGGAAAACCTTGTGCTGTAAATTATCACAAGGAAAAGAAAATTTTTTATAGGTCCGAATGTGATACCTGTGCTAGAGGTTCTAAGCCCAAAAAGCCTAGATGGGCTCAGTTAGGATACAAGCAAAAAGATTTTTGCGAAAAATGCGGATACCGAAGCAAGCATTCAGAACAATTTAATGTATTTCATGTAGACGGTAACTTAAACAACTGTCGCCCGTCGAATCTAAAAACTATCTGTGCAAACTGTCAACGAGTCCTATATAAAGAGGGCGTTCGATGGAGACAAGGGGATCTTGTACCGGATTTATAACGAGAGATTTAACCTGCTTATATAAATCATCAATAGTTCCGTTATTATCGATTTCGTGATCGAAATTAGTACCGATCCAAGCAGTTTCACTAGCGTGAATTTTACGCATTTTTAATTCTTGAATAGCCCAATTATAACCTTGATTGGCTTCAATGGCGACATCATACCACTCCGGCAGTTGACCTCTTTGTACCCAAATAATCTTGCCTCCTGCGTTTTTAATACTAGCAATTTCATTAGGAAAACGACAATCGGAGATTACTACATGATCTTTAGAGTTACGGAGTTTGTTTTCTAGGCTGGCGATCCAGATATCATCATGGAAGCCTTTGCGGCAAACTTCTGTGCCCCAGTACTGTAATACCCACCTAGGAGTAAGTGTAGGCATGTCTAGACGTTCTGCCCACCAAGGATCCACTTGCTCCCGCCACTCTCGGGCTTCTTTGGTTCGCCCTTCTAACAGCGTTCGGTCCCACCCAAACACCGAGCTTACTGCGTCTTTTAGTGTATTAGCAAACGACTCGCGTCTAAATTCGTGAAAGTTAACTAGATAGTCAGCGATGGTATCTTTACCGCTGCCAATAAATCCGCAAATACCTACGATCATAATATCCTCCAATTAAGGATATTATAGCAGATTTACTAGCAAGGATCAACCTCAATAATAAGGTTTTGGTTGTTTTGGCTTACCGGTGTTGAGTCTTCTAGCTAAGACACTCGCAGTGTTGATAGACTTAGTTCTCTGCTGTCGACGTGCTTGTTGAGTTTTGGTCCTAGCGCGGGTCGTTTTCATTCGCTGAGCCTGCGCCACATCCATTGGTTGATGACATTTGCTAGGATGACTCACTTGTCTACCTGCTCGCGGACCTGTGCTGCATCGAAATTTTAATTTTGCTTTACCGCCACGAGAATCATGTTTACCTACACCCCAAACCATTTTAGCAGTTTCGGTATAAAACTCTTCGTCGGATTCAAATACAAATTCTGATGCTCGCATTATCCAATTATCCAACTATAGCCTTGACCACCAGATACTAATGTTGTTAGCTCGGTAGTTAATCGCTCTAGATCAGCCTGTCCTTCTGATTTTAATGCAGCACCGTTTAACGCAGTTCCTCCTTGAGGTCCTGCAATGCTGGCAAACTTTTCACGAGCTTGTCCTAACATGATTTTACAATTAGCTAAACTATAATCTTTGATCCACTGTCCGGCATAGACATCTTCTATGATAGCGAAATCTGGACGCACATTATAGACCCAGAGTAGAACTTCTTCATCTCCTCTTGGACGCTGTTGTATGATAAGTTTGTGTGATTGGGAATTCCATGTAAAGTTTATGAAACTACCAAACATCTTGCCTACTAATTCTTGGTACCCTGAGAATAGTTCATAGGTAGCTAAGCCACCCATGTTCGTGCTGCTTAACAAATATGTGTTTGTATAAGCCAAATTGAATGGCTCGAACACTGTGCCCCCGCTACCACCGCCACTTCGCGATCCTATGCTTCGACGGAAAATCTGTCTAACCTGTTGTATTTCTTTAGGCAGAATATAATCATTTTGATCTTGTTTTAATGTAAGAAATGCGTAGCTTTCTTCGACAGCATTATCGCTTCGCTGTCGAAAGACTGCTAGCGCTCTTTGCAGGGCGGTTTCGTAGTGTATCGGGTCTAACTCTACATCCACCATACCGTCACCTAGCATGGTTTTACAGTAATCATAGACGCTTTGTTTTGCTTGATCGATTTGGCTCATACTAGTATTTATCGTAGAGGCTAGTATATTGGTTTTCTAAGTATTTACATAAATACTTTTGGAGAAAAATTATGGAAATATGGAAACTTATAAAATCTGCACCTAATTACGAAATAAGCAATAACGGATCTGTTAGAAACACCAAGACAGGGAAGATGCTAAAAATTGTAACTAACAATAACGGCTATCATTTAGTTTGCTTATCCTATAAAAATAAAAAACAGACTGCTTACATTCATAGGCTAGTGGCAGAAGCGTTTGTTGCCACCGATTTAGATATGAGAACCAGTGTAGTTAATCATATAGACGGCGACAAAAGTAACAATACTATTGAAAACTTAGAGTGGGCAACTTATGCCGAAAATGCTTATCACGGTAAGGCAAGAGTAAAAGTAAAAGCAAAAGAAATAACAGATATACTTGAACTTTTTGAAAGAATG